CGCTCCTGAAAGCGAGATTCCACTACATACCGAACACCGCCGATAACATATTCCCGAGGGGTACTGCCGAAGCCTACAATCCAATTATTACTCATACAGCACCTCCTTATCTCGCATCACGGTTATGCTGACGTTCATAATTCTGCTTGAACAGTTTTACGGCAAGCTCGGAGATTTGCTGTGGGGTATAATCCTTTGGTACATATTTGCGGATGTCATCCATAGGGATTTTCAGCTTTTCCACTTGGTTCGGCTTCAGCTCGTTCATGATTTCGGTTACGGCATCATAGTCAAGTGTACCTTCCTCAAATGCCTTGCGCATACGCCTTGCTTGGTCGTGTGACGGAAAGATTTCGGTTTCGATGATACGGTCAACAATATCCCGTTGGCTTTCCTCGTCAAGATAGGAAATCTCAACCGCCGGAAGAAGCTTCATTTGTCCTTTGTCAACATATTCTTGAAGCTCGGGTACAAGATAGGTTAAACGAATCAGGCGCTGTACTGTTCTACCGCTCTCGGTTTCGGAAATCTTGTCGGCACTTTCCTCCGACTTCCCGACATTCTGTCGGGAAGTGCCTTGATGCTTAATAGCTTCCAGCTTCATACGATAGGAATTTGCTTTTTCCATAAGAGTCAAATTCTCTCGTTGGATATTGGAATCTACCATAAGCAAGGTTGCCGTATCTCTGTCAATGAAATATACCGTAGCCGGTATTTCTTTCATTCCGAGAAGTCCTGCGGCGTGTACTCGGCGATGCCCGGAGATAATTTCGTATTCATCCGTATAACTCTCCAAAGGACGGACAATAATACGATTGAGAAGACCTTGCTTGGCGATGCTATCTTTCAGTTCGAGCATCGACTCATCGTCGAGTACCTTATACGGATGGTTCTCAAACGGGTGAAGCTTGTCGAGCTTAATATTGGCAAGCTTCGGCTTTTGTGTTTTTACTTCCGGCTTTCCTTCGCCGAAAATTTCGTTTGTTAATGCCTCGATTTTTTCATCGGACATTACTTTTTTCTTGTCTACCTTTTTAGCGGTAGACATTTTAATCTCAGTTTTCATTACTGAATTCTCCTAAAATTTAATTTTTTGTCTACCGTTTCTTGTTAATAGAGCAATCAAATCAAAGTATAGCGAAACGGTTATTTTACTATTTTTTGCATACTTAAAAGAACATAATTTTTCTGAAAATCTCGTTGTCGTAATTGCCTATCTCTCTCGACAGGTCATGATACTTATTCCGTATCGGCTCGGAAACATATTTGCTACATAGCCATACATTTCCTACATTGATTCCCGTGCGCATAAACAAACTGTTCAATTTAAAAAATGCTTCCGGCGGTCTTTCGTGTATGGGCATATTGTTCACGAGCCAATAGAGTAGTGTGTTTTCGGGAACGCCGCAAGCTTTGCTGAGAGCCAAAAAGTTTTCTTTTTCAGCTTTTGTCAGCCGAACCGAAACATAATGCTTTCCGTTTCTCATTCTATCCCTCCCTTCGATTTTTGGATTTCGGCGTTAAGCTTTTCGGTCAGTTCATCATCAAACTGCTTTTGCAGTTCGATAATCTTTCGACAAACAATATCGGCTTTCTTTTCGTTGAAAACGCCTGTAACATTGAGTGCTTTAAGATACCGATTAAACTCATCGCCGAGTGCTTTGAACTCCGAATAGTATCGGTCATAATCTATATCCGGGGTGTGAATAAGCTTTGCATTTCGGATAAGGTGCCGGATATACTCGGAGCGATTCATTTGGAGCTTTTTTGCTTGTCGTTCAAATTGGGCTACTTCTTTGTCGGTCATCCAAAATTTAATTCTTTCTGTTTTGTTTTCTATAAATACCATCCTTTCAGGGTTTTAGGGAACTTGTCCCTAACAAGTGTGATTGCGGTGTGTGCACCCAATCACGATGCTTGCTACGACAACGTTATCAATACAAATTTTTATCTAATACAATCATAGGCATCAATCTTCCTTTCTTTTGGTAGCAGAAGTAGCTAAAATATTTCACTTTATTTGGCAAATAAAAAGTTATTTACACTTCTGTTTTCCTCTAAATTCTTAAAATAGTCCTTTATCGGTTGAATAACTTTTTCAACTTGTTCAAAGTACATCGGTTCCGTCAAAAGCTCCGGCGAATAACCCAAACAAAAATCCATAGTCTCTACAAATTTTTCCGATTCACTGCTGAAGGTCATTAACATATCCTCGGCTTCTATTTTATTTTCGTCTGTCGGGAAATGTCTTGCATCACAGCTTCTGATTATCTTATTCATTTCGCGGTTTTTTCTTCTTTTTTCCTTTTGCTCAGGTGTAAGTGGTTTATATAGTCTTTCTGCCATTTGCTTTCGTTCGTTCAAAGGTGCTTTGGCAATGGCTCTGACATCCGCTTGATTCGGTTTGATTTTTCCCGAAGTAATATCCTTTGTGATGCCGGGCAAAAATTCCTCCGCGGCATCCACACCGTCAACATAATCTTCAGCATAGTGAACGCTTCTCGGACTGACACCGTTTTCAAGAGCAATTTTATTTGCGGTTTTACTGTCGTTTTCAGGTAAGGTGCAATTTTTGCACCTTAGCTCATCAGCCTGTCTATACTGATTTCCCCGAAAGCCATCCGATGCTCCGTGAGCTTGTTTCTCGGCTTTGTATCTTCTGCCTATCAGCATTGTTTTCTGTGCGGTTGTCAAATTTCTTCTTGCAAGCTGATTAAGACAAATCCAAGAAATTGCTTCGGCACGGTTCCCAAAATTTATCTCGGCAATCCGATATTTTATTTCGGGATGTTCTCTTAGAATTTTGCATCTGTGATGTCCGTCAATGATGATGTTGTTCCACACAAATATCGGGTTATAAACCTCACCGGCGCCTATAATACTTTCTTCCAGCAGTTCAAATTCTTCTTCGGTAAGGGGAGGAATTACTTTTTCAAATTCCTCGTCAATGATTAAATCTGAAATAGTTATTTTTACGCACTCCTTCATTTATTAGTAGTTCTTGAATTGGTTTTCCATACCCACATAGGCATCAATCCTCCTTTTTCTCTTGTCAAAAGTGGCCCGTTGATCCAAGTGATCATTTTTGACAGTTCTAAATTAGGTTTCATCGGCTTCTAAATACAATCTCGAAAAGTAATTGTTGATACTGTCAAGATTTTTCAATATGATTTTTGCGCTATTGCTGTCCGTTAATAACTGTGGATACTTTTCAATGTTTTCTTTATGCAAATCGAGAAAATCCTCCGTTGCGGCAATGAATTTTTCTAAAATATCCTCTCGGTTTAACATAAATATTTCTTGTTCAAGGGTTTTTCTTTTCAGTTCCTCTCTGAATTTCTCTACGGCTTCCTTTCGTTTTTCAGCAGGTAAGCGGGCAATTTCATATACCGCTTGGTCTGTCGGGTTTATTATTCCGGATAAGATTTCATCCTTGATTCCCGGCAAGACTTCCTCGGCGGCTTCAACGCCTTGATAGAACATATATGCAAGCTTAACCTTGCTTTCAGATATTCCGTAAAACTTTGCAACCTTTGCACGGGTGCTTTGGTTATTCTTTGTATAACGGTTTCCGTGAAGATTTTGCATTTGCTTTTCAGCTTCGTAATTTTGTCCGATTAAATAATTTGCCTGTTTTTTATTGATATTTCTTCTACCGAGCTGAGTATTACAAATCCAAGCAATAGCCGCACTTCTGTCGGGAAACTCTATTTCCGTTGTCTTATACGGTATTTCCGGGTGTTTTTGTGCGATTTTGTAACGGTGGTGTCCGTCAACAATTATGCCGTTCCAAGTGATAATCGGAGAGAGAATCTCGCCTTTTTCGAGAATCGTGTTTTCAAGAGCGGTAAATTCCTGAGGTGTGAGCTTATGGCATATACGCTCAAATTCGGGGTCTACGATTAGTTCTTTTCTTGATTTTTCTTCTGTCATTTTTGATTTTTCCTTTCTATTTTTCGGAAACATTTTTGTTTCCTTATTTATGTAACAATGCAACTTTACAAAAATGTTCCTGTCAAAAGATAACAATTTTTCAACGGTCCATTATTGACAGCTCTAAAAGTGGTAGCAGTATTCAATTTTCAAATTAAGATTTTCTTCACATTATAACGACATATGTATGGGAAAAATATTCCTGTTTTTCAAAAATATTTTTAATATGGGAGTAGTATTTAACAATACAAATTTTCAAATTTGCGCAAAGAAAAAAGCCGGTACATAGAAACACTAATAAGCGAGACAACTACCTCGCTTAAAAAAGTGTATCTATGTATCGGCTCCATCGGGGTTCCCCGAAAAGTCGAAAGACTTTTTGGGGTGATTTTGGAGACGAGAACATTAAACTTGCATCCCA